ACCTAAAATATGGTGATGATGCGGATACCATCACTGGTGAGATCTTCGAGGGCCTTGGAAATATATATACAAATTTCCAAAAGGCTTTGGGTATGGACGCTGATTCACTGGCTATGAATTATAGCTCCGAAAGATTAAAGAAGATGATGAATTCTCAGCTAATACTTGGCGATAGTGATAAATTGAGATTTCAAAAGGCTATTCAGATAGCTGAAATGAAAGAGGCATACCAGGGTGATATTTATAATAAGGTCATGAGTGGTGCTCCAGTTATTGATCCAAAGTATCGTGAAGCACCAGCATTTCCTAGTGGTGGCTCCATTGTAAATCAGAATAGAATAGAGGTTAATATTAACGGCGCTGATTCTGATGTCGCTAGGCAGACTGTAGATGCAATTGAGGAAAGACTTGGCCCTACCGTAAAAAAACTACAAGATAAGAATTAGAGGTTAAAATGGCTGATGAGGAAAGCATAGTACCCGAGCAAATTAAGAAGGCGCTAGGCATACCTAGCCCTACTGTATTTTCTTTTGTCGATACAAACGGTAAAGAGCAGAAGATAGTTCTGGATTGCACTATCAAAATAGGCACTGCGACCTCTAGTAAGGTTACAAACTTTCCAGTTGAGAGGGGTTTTGATATTACTGACCATATGGTTAGAAATCCTTTACAACTAAAGATTGAGGGTTGTGTCTCAGAGGCACCCACTAAGACTCTATTTAATATTTTTAAGGGCCTTACTCAGTTTGGTCTTCAAAGCGTAGCTCAGCCTAATACTGGTTTATCAAATGCCTTTGTCCAGCAAGCAGTTAGTTCTGGTATTGCGCTTAGGATTGGAGCAGCTCTAGACACAAGAGACCCGACCTTCCAAGAGGGTACGATTATGGGTATCTTGCAGAGCCGTAAATACTATGACTTCGACTACCCTAAGCGAATGATGCGAGCATTGTTAGAGCTTTCAAAACAGGGTATCATTATAAATATTGAAACATACTTTAATAAAACAGATTACAAGTCGATGGTTATTCGAGCGGCTAATTTTGCGCAGGATGCTGTTATAGCAGACAGTTTGAAATTCACACTGGACTGTGTTGAGATACGTGTTGTTGATACAAAAGTAACAGAGAATGTTATAGTTCAAAAGACCGAGGGTACTGTTAAGGACCCTGCTTCTACGCAAGTCCAGGAAGAAGTGGACTCTGGTTATAAAAAGACTAAAAGGCCTGCGTCTGCGGGATTTACCTTAAAAAAATCATTATTAGGACAATAACTATGGCTGTAGTTGAGATCCCCATAGACAATCAAAACCCTGCTTTTAAGTTCTTCACAGACTTAGAAAATGTGACATATGGGTTTAGATTTAAGTTCAATACGAGAGTTCAGATATGGATTGTTGATATCTTAGATAGAAACGACGATACGATCTTATATACCGTTCCTTTTTATTCTAACAGAGACATGACTGAGTTCGCTAAATTACAAGGAGTACCGCCAGGTATTTTAGCAGCAATAAATGAAAGTCAGTCTGATGATGATGCTGACAGATTTACTTTTTCCCTAGATGTGAAATTTTTATATGATGATTTAAAAGATGAAGCAGTTTAATAGAAATTACGTACTGACAGTGACTAACCTCAAAACTCAGCAGCAGATAGAAATTACCAATCTAAAGATGGCATTTTCATTGAAGCGAGACACTGACTCAATGAGCTCTAAGGCTAAGATACAAGTATATAATCTATCTATCACCACCAGGGATTTTTTGACGGTTGTTAATAAAAAAGACTCGACACCTAATCTCGAAGTAGAACTTAAGTGTGGTTATGGCTATAACAAAAAGGACCTTAAGACTATCATAAGGGGTAAGGCTGTTGGTTTTCATGAGTGGAAGCCACCAGAAAGTATATCTACCTTCCAAGTATCTGACGGTTTATTTGAACAGACTCTTGCCAAGATAAACAATAGCTATAAAAAAGGTACTCCATATAAAAAGATTGTCCAGGATCTTTTAGACAGTATTGGCTTGCCAGTTACAAAGTCAGATCTTAATGACATACAAGGCTCTTTGCCTAAGGCTAGAGTATTTAACAGTAGCCCTAAAAGATGCTTAGATGATCTCGGTCAACTACTTGGTTTTAGATATTTTGTTGAGAATTCTTTTCAATCAGTAAGACTAAAATCTAAGGATAATTCAGCCGCCGCTGAGAGGTCAGCCTTTAGCCTCGATCTTAATAGCGGTCTATTAGGTCAGCCTTTTCAAAGAGGCGATTACATCATGGCAAAATGCCTATTTAATCCAAATATACGCATAAATGATTATGTAACTTTAAAATCTTCTACTCTATTGAGTGAGGGCACTTACCGAGTTGTGGCTATGGATTGCAAAGGTGACACATATGGTCAACCTTGGGAAATGAAATTGACTTTATCGCTTCAAGATACTTTGCTATATTTGAATGATATCCAAGATTTCATTGATACTGGAGTGATTTATGTATGAGGTAAACTCTTTAGAGGCTGAGATTTTATCTCAGATTCGAGAAGATAGATTACATTTGAACACATTCATGCCAGGTAATGTTTTAAGCTATGATTCCAGTAGTCAAACAGTGGATGTCAGGCCAGCTTTAAAGAGAACTATTACTTCTCCACCATCGACTAAAAATAGGCCCGACCTATTTGATATACCAGTTATCTTCCCGAGATCCTCGGGCAATGCAATACACATACCTCTTAAGGCTGGAGACCCTATTGGTCTACTGTTTTGTCAGAGGTCCCTGGATGACTGGAAAGATGAGGGTAAGCTAACAAAGGTTACTGATGTTAGGCTTCATGACTTGAGTGATGCTGTGGCAATAGCTGGCCTGGATATAAATGCACTGACACTACCAGCTCCAGATAAACTATCTATCCTGTCTGAAGATGGTATCTATATTGGAAATCCAGTGGGGAAATCTGGGAGCACTGCGGGTATCACCAATGTCGAGCTCTTTGAAGCTCTGTCTAAGCTTTGTGATATTATCTCAAGCTTAGTACTTGTAACTCCAAATGGACCAGGGTCGATAGCGGTATCGTCACAAACACTACTTAGTAATATACAAGCTGTGTTTGATGAGATAGGTGGTAATAGTTCGATAGGCGGTAATTAATGAATATTAAGTTATATGATGATGACATAGCGTTTGTGAATAATCGCTTAGAAATGATAAGCGATATCGACGAAATGGTTCAAAAAATTGATAATTGTATGAACTTTTATCAAAATGATTGGTTCTATAATCTGACATTAGGTCTTCCATATCTTCAAAAGATCTTTGTCAAAGGTATTTCAGATGCTGAGGTTGAGGCTATATTTACGAGCTATATTGCCAACATCAAGGGTGTTATAAACATACTTGAATTCAATGTTGATCTTGATAAATCGACAAGGGTGATGAGTGTAGATTTCAGAGTCCAAACGACTGATGGTATTTTAGATTTTAATAAGAATTTGACAACGGGGTAACAATGTCATCATTTAATGAAAACGGACTTAAGGTAGATAGAGCTGCTGATGTCTATAAAGAAATTTCAGATAGCTTAAGACTTTCTTTCGGAGATTCTATAGACCTGGATGAAAGATCTCCAATTGGTATTATCATGTCGATTATGGCTGAAAGATACGGTGAGATTAACGAGCTACTAGAGTCTGTATTCTTGGCTTCTTTTCCAGCCACTGCGTTTGGGGTTTATCTTGATTATATATGCGCCTTAAATGGTATTACAAGAAACCCAGCGGTAGCCTCGACTGTCGATCTAACATTCACTCGATCGAATACACCAGACCAGGGTCAAGTTGAAATACCAGCCTCTACCCAGGTTAAGTCTGACACTAACGACACAATCTTTTGGACAACAGATAGTGCCACCTTTATTGCCGAGGGTGATCAGACCGTCACAATCAGGGCTACTTGTAGTGAAACGGGGCCTATAAATGCAGTTACAAATTCACTTACATTTATGCCATCTATCCCAACAAATGTTGAGAGTGTTACTAATTTACAACCTGCCTCTCTTGGTAGTGATGAAGAGAGTGATGCTGAGCTAAGAGCTCGTAGACAAGCATCGCTAGCTAAGGCTTCTACTCCAACTCAGCTTGGTATCACTACGGCCTTGTTGAATATGCCTGAGATTGCATCGGCAACAGTTATCGTTAACGACACGAATGAAGAAGTTGATGGCAGACCGCCACATAGTTTCGAGGCCTACGTATCTCCAACAACTGAGGAAGAACTAGGTCAGATCTCGACACTAACTTTCAACCGTACATTTGTCGATGGTGACGAGATATCTATCTCGGTAAACGGTGAGGATAAAGGTAACGTAGCATTTGATACCGACAATGCAACAACGATAGCCCTTGTAGCCAATAAGATCCAGACTGACGATGATATATTGTCAGCCACTGTTGGAGCTTCTACGGTGATTAACATCCAGGGCTCAAGTGCTGAGTCATATACTGTTAGTACTGTCGATGTAAATGATACCGGAATAACTTCTATCTTCTCAATTACAGTACCAGATACTGGTTTGGTAAATAGGGTAGCCCAGACTATCTGGGAGTCAAAAGCTGCTGGTATCGAGACTGTTGGGGATATATCAGGTATTGCTGTTGATACAAGTGGAGCTCAACAAATAGTTAAGTTCTCATCAATAACAGCCAAGCCTGTATATGTTAAATACACGCTAACAGTTGAGAGTACTGACACTTATGAAACAATAAATAATGAAAAGATAAGTGCTGCTCTCGTTGAATATGCTCAAGTAAACTATGTTGCTGGTGTTGATGTTCTTAACTGGGAGTTAGTGACAATAGCAGGTATTGTTAATATTGATGATGTGCTTGGTATAAAGGCTGAAGCATCTACGGACAACCTTATTTTTACAGAGTTTAATGTTAACATTGGATCTGAAGAATTCGCATTGATACCATCAACGAACATCACTTTCGTTCTCGAGGATTAAATGGCAGTTAAAGAGATAGTGCCTATAACCGATCACGTAGATAGAGCGATCGAGAGGCTCCCACAGCAGTTTAAATATTTAGATAAAAAGTACCCCGATCCTTTAGACCCTGAGGGTCTATTGACTGGTTGGGAAGCTATGATCACAGCTTTGGTCAAGCCAGCCCAAACTTTTGAAAATCTTTGTACTGATTTACTTGCTTCTTACGATCTAAATAATGCTATTGGATCTGGCCTGGATAGGCTCGGTGCTCTAGTTGGTGAGAGAAGGACTGATAATGATGACCTTGAATATAGAAAAGACATCTTTATCAAAATTGGAGCTAATAACTCTGAGGGTACTTATAACGACTTAACAGACCTTTATAGTTTATTTGGCCTTAATGTTAAGGGTTATGTCGAGCCAGCGCCTGCTACTTTCTTCTTTAATTTAGGTATCATTGACCGAGATGATGTTGAATCAATAGATGAAATAACTCAAGTGGCAAAAGCTGCGGGGGTTACTCATAGGTTGTCTGGTGTTATTAATGACCCTTCAGAGCCTATCCCGAATGATGAACCAATTTTTGTATTTAAAAACGGTGGTCCAGGGGAATCATTTGCTACTCTATTACCAGATGGAAATAGAAGTGAATACGGTGGTCGATATACTTTATTAATAGACTTAAATAATGAAGAACCTGACATGGGTGATCAAGAGTTTGGTATTGGATCTATCCAAATGTCTATACTAAATGAAACTCAATTCGCTGGCGCACTTGGTGCTGACGCATCTAAATGGGTGTTAGCTGATGGTAGGACTGTTAGTGGGTCTAAATATACTCAGATAACCGCTAATGAAGACGTGCCAAATATGTCAGGGTTATTTACTCGGATGGTTGCGGAGCAAAGTAATGTAGGCTTAATAGAAAACTCTAGCTTAAATAAAGATAGCATAGTTATTGAGACTATCGACGGTGGCAATGATGTAGATACCGGAAATATCTTTATCAGTGTTTCTAAAACTAAGTCAAGCTGGTGCGACAATAACACTGGAACTAATAGTGGCTTTTTAAGAGGTGTTGCTCCATTAGCTGTAAAAACTGTCAACCACTTTTCAAGCGTACTTACACCTAGGCCCTACACAGCTTTTATGAGGGATTGTACAGTATTACCTGATCCAACGGGTATGCAATTCTGTGATGTAAATAGTCAGAATGTGACTTTTAATATGGCTAATCACTCACACGAATTTGTAGATACAAGTGCGACAGTGACATTGACTGGTAACATCCCTACCGAATCAAGGCTTTCTCAACCAGAAATAGGGAGTGAGAATAGAAACGGTGTGATAACCGCAGGCAGTGAAACAAGGCCTGTTAATATGTCAGTTTATTATTATATAAAAATCAATTAGAGGTGACTATGCCTGAACTAGCGGTAGGCTCAATACAACAATCATTACTATCTGAAGCTCAATTCCAAGCAGTTATGGGTACAACTAACTGGGTGTTAGCTGATGGTCAAGGTGTCTCTGGTAGTACTTACCAGACATTAACAGGAAACGCCAACGTCCCAGACTTTAGAGGGTGTTTTGTAAGAATGGCTGGCGGGGACGCTTCTGGTGTTGGTTTAATACAAGCAGATTCAATTAATTCTGAAGACATTTCTGTATCTACTACTGTCGGTGGTAATAGTGTTGATGTCGGTGGCATTCCCATCTCATTAAGTGGTTCGGCTAGTCAGCTAAGTTCAAATGGTGGTAATACTTCAAGTGCCAATGGCACAGCCACTGCAAGCCTTGCAACCGCTACTTTTAGTTCAGGCGGGGATGCTATTCAATATACGGCCTACGTACCTAGAGGTACTTCTGGTAGTTCTAATGTAAATTTAACTAGTGGGCTTCTTAATCACAATCACCCCTCGCCTATTAGTGGTACTTTGACGGTCACTGGTACAACACCCTCGACTATAAGAACTACAAGCACTTCAGTGAGGACTGCGGATATTACCGCAGGCGACGAAACTAGGCCAGTAAACATAGCCGTAAACTACTTCATAAAGATAAACTAGGAGTAACAATGTCTAACGAGAACATTCGCTGGGGTAGCGAAGGTGGCTTGCAAGAAGAGCCTCCACAAAGAATCAAAGATTTCGGCTACACAACATCTACTGGTGATGTGACTGGAACGTCAGAAGCTCCTATCTTACAATGGACAAACTGGCAATTTGCTCAGACATACACAGCTATTAACGACCTAACTAACTTAGTTAATAGTGGCGGTGGGTCTGGTGGTTCTGGCGGTGGTGTTAACATTATCAAAAATGGTGACTTCACTGGCGGTAACATTAGCTGGGACTTTCCTGAAGGTATAGATGAGTTTGAACAAAATACAGAACCTGATGCTCTATCTGGCTTCTCAGCTACCTGGACTCCTAGTTTAGATACCTCATGTATGATCTCTGATTCTAGTATCGTACCTATTAGGATTTCAAATAAGATCGGAGCGGTTAGTTTTCAATACCGAACAGACGCTAATGATTTTGGGGTAGAAGTTTATGAGTCAGGATCAGATGATAAACTTTTGTATACTTATCCTATCACTTCAACTCCTAGTGGTCTTTGGATGGATTTTATTGGTCAAGTAGAACTACCATCTGAAGGCACTGAATTATATATAAAGTTTGTTACTTCAGCTATTGGCTCAAGTATAGACCTCTCTAACGTCCAACTAGGTACGACAGACTCGGTTGCTGAAGGCGCTATTATAACTGAGTGGGTTGATTTTGAATTCACCCTGAATAATGCTTCAGCGGGTACAACAACTCCTTATGCCAAGAAGAGAAGAGTAGGAGAGAATTTAGAAATAGTCGCTAGTTTTCTTTTTGGTAGTGGTGGTAGTTCAAGCCTTTTAGGTGCGAACATACCTGATGGCCTTAACGTAATGGACTCCGATTTTGACTATTTAGTTATTGGACACAATCTGACTTTCTTCGGCCTCGGCGCAATCACACCAGGTAACACAGATGATTTTTATTTTAGAAATGGTGAAACTGGTCAACTATTAAATGCTAGCCAATTAGATGGTGGTCAAATGGCCATCCAAGTTCAAATCCCTATTGAAGAGTGGAAGAACGAAGGCGCAGTTACATTTTTTAAATCGCAAAATAAATCTAAAGAACTTGCTGGTGAAATCATTGAATACGCTGGCTCTGACACACCTAATGGATGGCTAGATTGTGATGGAAGTACTTATAGAAAAATTGATTTCCCTGACTTATATGGAGTTATCGGTGATACCTACAATACAGCTCAGTATGTGGGAAATGATGGAACAATATCCACATATGCAGAACCTGATAATGGCGACTTTCGCCTACCTGATTTGCGTAATATTTATACTACTAGTAGTGAGTCTGATGGATTAGGTTCTATCCTTAGCGATACAACTGCTGTTAATGGTTTATCTACTGGCTCTAGTTCAATAACAGTCAATAAAAACCAGTGGAATGATGACCAAAACGATCACACACAT